AGAACAAGCCGTGGCTTAAGGCAGCAGACCTGCATTGGCCCCTCATCGACACTGCCATCGAGAAGCTGAAGCCACTCTTCCTACAGCAAGCCCTCGGAATGGACGTTGTTGCCACGTTCGTACCGATGCGCCAGCAGCTCAACGCCTACACACGGGTGGCCGAGGACTGGTTCAACTACAAGATCCGAGAGAAGACCAACTTCACCGACGAGGTGTTGTCCTGGGTGGACTACACCCTCATGTCCGGTCGCGGTGTCCTCAAGTGCTACTGGAACCCCGGCGACAAGCGCGTGGGTTTCGAGGCCATCGATCCCCTCTACTTCTTGGTCCCGGCCTACACCGTCGATCTTCAGGACGCCGATTGGATGGCGCAGGTCATGCCGATGTCCATCGCCGCGTACAAGCGCATGGCCCGCCAGTACGGATGGAAAGCCGATTCCAAGACCATCGAGCGCATCCGGGGTAACCCCAACGACGACAACATCCCAGGAACCAATCTGGAGTCGTCCGCCAAACAGCTTCGCGAAGGCATCACGTACACCACCAACACCGACGGTGTCATCGTTTGGGAAGTGTACCGCAAGCGCGACGACGGCAAGTGGGAGGTCTACACCTACTCGCCGGCTGCCGTGGATCTCGACCTGCGCGATCCCATGGAACTGCCCTACGACCACGGCCAAGCTCCGTTCGTAGACTTCCCTTACGAGATCAAGGACAAGGGTTGGTTCTCGCCTCGCGGTGTCTGCGAAATCCTCGCTCCATTCGAACTGAGCCTCACGTCGATGTGGAACCACAAGCACGACGCGATGACGCTCTACAACCGCCCGCTGTTCCGGGCAGAGCGCGAGATCCCCAACTCCATCAACCTGCGGTTCCAACCCGGTCAGATCCTCCCCTACGGCGTGGCACCCGTGACCATGCCGCAACCGCCCATCTCCTTCGATCAGGAGATGATGTCCACACGGTCCATCGCCGAGAACCGCATCGGTTCGCCGGATTACGCCATGTCCACCGCGATGTCCGGTGGCAGCGACCGACGTACCGCTACCGAGATCCAGTCCATCAACGCGCAGTCCATGCAGTCCGGTGACTTGCGTGCGCGACTCTTTCGTATGGCTCTCGGTAAGCTCTACCGGCAAGCGTGGAGCCTGTACATCCAGTACGATTCCAAGAGCCTGCGCTACCGATTCGCCGAGGATTCGCTGGAGGCAGATCCCGTGGCCCTCCACGACCAGTACGAGCTGGAGCCAAAGGGCGGCATGGACATGGTCAGCCGACAGATGATGATCCAGCAGGCCATCAACCGGAAACAGCTCTTCCAGAACTCGCCGTGGATCGACCAAGTGGAGTTGGACAAGTCGATCATGGAGCTGGACGACCCGTCGTTGATCAAGCGATTGCTGCGGGATCCCGGTCAGAAGGCCCAGGACGAACTGGAGGACGAGACCAAGACCATCCCGACACTGCTGGTGGGTATCCCGGTGCCGGCCAAGCCCGGTCAGAACTTCGCCGGTCGTATCGGTGTCCTCATGCAGTACCTGAACGGTGCCATGCAGCAGGGTCAGCAGTTCACACCGGCTGCCCAGCAGGCGTTCATGACGCGGCTCGATTCACTCCTGCAAGGCTACGAGCAGGTGTCCACCAACGAGGCCCGCAAGCTCCGCAAGGAGATCCAGAAGTTCCTTGAATCCACTGGTATGCTCCAACCGCAACAACCGCAGATGCCGGCTCCCGCCGCTCCCGCTCCCGTACAATGATCTCCTGTAAACAGTGCAAATTCTTCCTAGCGGGTTCGTGCCACCGATATCCCCCGACAGGGAGGCCAAGCTGCTTTCCGTCGGTCAATCAGCAGGACTGGTGTGGGGAGTTCAATCCCATTGGCTTGAGACCTGCCAATCCTGCGGCGACTCCTTCTACGTCACCGAATGCCGCCTCTCAGAGCGCGGTGAAACCTTCTGCCGCAACTGTTTTAAGGAATAACATCCATGGCCAAGTACCAAGGCAAGGAAGTCTCGCTCAACAAACCCTTCTACACGCCCGGAGAACAGAAGAAGAAAGCCGTGTACGTGCTAAACCCGAAGGGAACAGTGATCAAGGTCCGGTTCGGGGACCCAAACATGGAGATCAAGCGGGACAACCCGGAGCGCAGAAAGAACTTCCGCGCACGCCATAACTGCGACACGGCAATCGACAAGACGACTCCGAGGCATTGGAGCTGCAAAGCCTGGTGACTTTATGAAGAAACAGTCCAAATCAAACAAACACTTCAGCAAACTGGCCACCCAACTCAAGAAGGAGGGAGCCGACGATCCCAAGGCTCTCGCTGCCTACATCGGGCGCAAGAAGCTCGGCAAGGAAGCCTTCCAAAAGAAGGCTGCCGCTGGGCTCCGCAAAGCCGCCAAGAAGAAATGATCAGGCTACTCGACCGGCTCAAGGCAGCATGGATCTTCACGCGGCACCAGAAATGGGTCGCGTCCGAGCAGTGGACAAAGCAGGACGCCGAGCGACTTGAGGCATTCCTCAAGTCCGACACTGGCAAGAGGTTCAAGAACGTCCTGCTCAACACTGTGCTCATGCAGAATGCCGCCGCGATCACTGATAGAAACCAGTTGCCTTATTCGTGCGGCTTCGCCATGGGTCAGTCCAGTTTGGTGAAGGTCATCGAAGTGATGGCCAACGCTGAATCCATTTCGGATCAGGATACAGACCCGGATTCTGATACGAGCAACTAAGGGTCAAGGTACGGACAGTGACTCTTGCCGGTCACTGGACGAGTAATAGGCAACCATGAGTGAAGTGTTGAGTGCTGACGGTCTTCTTGCAGCCGCAAGGGACTTCGATTCTGGCGTCGATATTGACAGCCGGGAAACGCAGGAGACTCCCACAGAGTCCTCTGCAACCGAGCAAACGGAGCCTCAGAATGAGGTTTCTGCCAGTAAGGAAGTTTCCGAGGATGCGGAGGATACGAAGGCGCAGCCTGAAGAGGCTCCGAAGAAGGAGACGAAGCAGGTCGAGCAGAAGAAGGAGTCGAAGTTCGCCCAGGAACAGGCTCGGAAGAGCAAGACTTGGGAGACGATCAACGCCGAGAAGCAGGCCATCAAGGCCGAGAAGGACGCGTTGGCCCGCGAACGTGATGAGTGGCAGAAGCAACGGCAGCAAACCGATGCCAAGGCTACCGACACGTACAGGGACGAGGCAGGGTTCACCGCTGAAGACTACGAGAAGGCAGCGCGGGAGTTTGAAGCCGATGGCGACAAGGATCTCGCGAAGGCCGCATCGAAGAAGGCAGCAGAGGCTCGCAAAGCCGCAGGTGAACATCAGAGCAAGGTCCAGCAGGAACGGTTCAACAAGGCGTGGGAGGACACGTACCTCCGACTGTCCGAAAAGGAACCGGAACTGAAGGATCCGAATTCTGACCTGTACAAGTCCACCGTGGACCTGATCGGCAAGTTCCAGATCCTTCGGGCAGCACCCGATGGACTGGCCCACGCCGTCGAGATCGTAAAGCTCCAGAAAGCTGCCGGCATGTCTCAGTCGCTGGAAGCGGAGAACAAATCGCTCAAGGAACAGTTGGACAAGCTCCAGAAGAAAACAGCAATCGGGAAGGGAACGGCCACCCAACCGCTGAAGGCAGAGGAAACAGACTTTGCCAAGATGCCGCTCAAGGAGCAGCGGGATCGCCTGATGAAGGCTGCGCGAGAGTTTGACCGTGAAGCCTGATTGAAAAGAAAGAGCATACCATGCCAGTTACTACCTCGACCACGCTCACGAATCAGTTCCAGAACTACTTCAGCAAGGAGCTGTTGAGCATCGTCCAGCAGGAGACGATCCTCGATCAGTTCTCGATGAAGGCCCCGATCCCGAAGAACAACGGTAACAAGGCCATCTCCATGTTCCGCTTCGGGTCTCCGAGCATCTCTGGAGTCCAGACGATTGCCACGGAAGGCACCGCCATCTCGTCCGCCAACTACCGGGCTCTCTCGCTCAACAAGCTCGACAAGTCCCTCGCGCAGTACGGTCAGGTCATCGGCCTCACCGACATCCTGCGGGCCACGGACCTGTTCAACTCGCTCCAGCAGGCCACCAAGACCTCCGGTCTCGACATGGCTCTGTGGGTTGACTCCGTAATCCGCAACACGCTGAT